GTAGTAACAGATTGTGGGTTGCTCATTAAGTTTTGTAATTGAGCCGCATAACCTGGACGATATTGTGCAAAAGGGTCTGCTTGACGTGCATATTGACCCATCTGTTTACCTGCTTGTAGGCTCATTACACCGCCAGCCAACTTACCAAGTCCACCTACAACTTGAGCACCAGTTTTAGCATATCCAAGAAGGTCACTAAGTCCACCAGCACCAGACTGTACCATTCCCAAATCGGCAGGGTTTACACCACCAGCAATAGCAGCGATAGGGTCAGAGTATCCAAGTTGAGAAGCTAATTGTGTGGCTGTTTTTGCGCCTCCACTTACGGCTTCTGCAGTTGCTGCAATAGCTTCTTGACCAAGTGCAGAAGATGCAAACTCAGCAGAAGCAGTACCTGCAATAGCACCAATATCGGCTGCAGTAGCTGCGGCAGGAAGTCCTAATTCTGCGGCAGGAATACCATAGGTTGCCATAGCTTCGGCTGCAGGAACACCATAAGTAGAAAGTGCAATACCATCAGCTGCAGCAACGGCTTCAGCACTTAATGCGGCTGAACCAAATAATGAACTTCCACCAGTTGCTAATGCTGCTGCACCTGCACCAAGAGTAGCCCACCCACCTGGGATTGCAGAGCCAACAGTTTTGTCAAGACCTGTTAATGCACTATCAACAGAATCGGTAATACCACTAAAAGTATCACCAACGGCACTGCCAATGCTTTCAACAATTCCACCGCCACCTCCACCAAAAGGAGTGCGTTTTAAATCCCATGTCCAACCGCTATGCTTGCTCTTAATGAAACTCATATTTTAGCCTCTACAATAATGTGCCGTTCTTTAAAGCCTAATTTGGTACGCCATAATCTTGCTATAGATTTTCTAGCCGCACCTTGAATCTTAGTAGCTCCAAAGCATTTTAATATTTCTTTAAATTGATTGTAAGTGTCAGTATCACTTATAAACTTACCGCCTACTGCAGTGACAAAAGCAATCCTGTCATTGGGGTAATTCTGAAAAGTAATGGTTGACGCTCCAACCACTTCATTTATCTCGTTAGATGCCACAATTAATACCCAGTGTCCTGTTGACAAATAAACCTTTACTTGGTCTATTGTGTAATCATCTTCCGCATATTTTAACGCATTTGCTAGAAATGGCGATACTTTATCCCATATTTGTGCAACAAAATGGGTTGGAATATGCGTTAGTTTCACCCTTAACTCTCCCCTTGTTCAAAATCAATCTCTAAATATTGAAGTCTCAAGGGTACATTATCTGCGTGTAATAAGTCAAATGCTCGTCTACGGGCTTGTCCTAAACGATTAGCCTGTGATTTAGATGTATTAAGGTTAATATTCACCCAATTAGAAAAGGTCTGATAGTCGTCATTTGTATAGCGTAGTAGGCAGAAAGAATTAATCTTATCTCCTACGACCTGAGCACCGGAAAAGAACTTACGGTCATTATTGCCAAAGTCTACTAACGGAGTACGGCACAATACTTGAATAGGGTTTCCATAGTCATTGTAGTAATTCTGACTAAAGATATAGGATTTACCATTAGTTTCATGTTGAAGAAGATTTTGGTCTTGAAACTTTGTGTAATGGATTAATTTAAAATAACCCTCTACGTTGTTTTCAGTAGAAGTCCAATATGTCCAACCATGTTGAGCCATGTCATATACTAGGGTATACCCTATGTCTTTAAGGTTTAATATGTATAGGGAGTGTCCTGCAGTCTTAATACTAAACGCATACATTGAGTCAGGGTTTGCGTTATTAATGATTTTTTCAATATATTGATTAGATATGACTTGGGGGGTTTGCCCTGCCAAAGCCATTACTTGAAAGCCCTTTTGACGGTTCGTAGAGACCCATACAAGGGTGTTATCCATTTGGACTAGGGTATCCTCACCTGCGGCTCCAAACTGCAATACAGAGTTCTGATAAGGCAGGAATGGGCTACCTGGAGAGACACCTGCATCATAGAAGAATTCAGTAGTTTCTGAACCCATAGCTACGATGTAATTAATAGTACGACCAATGGCTACTAGCTTATCTGCATCAGATACTACTCCGATATAGTTAATTGCCTGCCATGTGGTAGGGTCTTCTACGTTTGAGTTGTAGAGGAGTCCTTCGGGTGTCCCAACAACGTAGTATCCATCCACGAAGACAGCACCGGAAACAGTAGTGCCAGGATAAGAGGTAGTAAAGGTAAGAGTAGTAGAACCACTGAGAGAGGCATTTTGACTTAAAGTTAGAGTTGTTCCAAATATGGTTAATACGTATGTACCTGAAACTATACCTGCGCCTGCAATCAATTGTCCTGGTTGAATGGCTGCATTTGGTGCAGAAAGCGTCACTGTGGGGATTCCTGATACCGTAGTACCAGCTTGAGTAGTAATCGTACCTGAGAGGTCTAGGAGGGTTCCTGTGGCGATTGTATATACATACCCTTTAACTTCATTCTTTAGAAAGACTACAGATTGGTCAATTGAAGCAATAAAGTCATATTCATCGGTTCCATTTACAGTTCCTTTGGCTACTCCATTGTCATAAAAGGTAGTGCCTACAATTGAAAGAAAATGAGTTCCAATACCAAAAATACCTAAACCTGCACCTGCTCCTACAGATTGGTATTCCACCATTCCTGGACGTTTAACAATAGAAAGAGACTCACTCTTTTCAACTTCGATAATTGCATTACCGAGCTTTGAGTCTTTGTCTAGTGTCCCATTACGGGAGCCAATGTTATGACCTAACGGTACACGGGTTATTGGCATTTAGTAGCCTTGTCTAAAACGGAACTCAGGGGAGAACGATGTAGAAGCCTCTTCTTGGCTCCAATCAGTCATCTCGTCTTCTAGTTTAGCTGCACGTTGAGCTAGTTCTGCACGCATTTGAGCAGATGCTCCATATTCCATAGAAATATTGTCAGCTAATCCAAACTTCAAACAGTTAAACCATTCGCTAGGAAACTGGGGTGTAGATGTTGGATTAGTTACATCGGCAATAGGCATTTGAACCTGAAGATGGATGTTATATCCTGAGCCACTTGGTACGTTGAAAACATACAAGTACCCAGTATCTATCTTAGGGTCATAGTAAAATTGATTAGGAATGCCTGGGGATGTCTTAACACCCAATTGCATATATTGCTGACGAGCCATTTGTTGCAGTACAGTATCGTTGTTTTGTGGGTTACGGATAAATGCCATAACAACACGCAATGGTTTATCTGTTACAACATCTGAGCCAATATTAGGGCCGATAGTGTAAATCTTTTGACCCACTACCATTGGCACTACTACTGTGTCTAGTTTCCATAAGGGTAAACCCTTAGTCTGCAATTGCTTAATATAGATGTTAAGAGCTTCAGAACAGTTCTGATAGTCCACCGGAGTAGGCGAGTCACCTGCACCAATTACGCCTAAGGTACGCAATGCGGCACTAATGATGCCATCTCGATTAACTGTATAAACTGCTGACATTTTTATTCCTTACGAAAGGTTCTCTAACTTGTAAATGGTGCTTAAATATATACCTTCAATTTCTTGCAGGATGTTTTCTAAGGCTTCAACTTCACCAGTAATGGCATCGCAATTCTCTTGCATCCATTTTAAATCTTCATTAAGCCAATATAGAATAGGTCTTTCTAAATCAGCTTCAAGTTTTTTGACTTCAATAAGCCCAAATTGACCTTGGTAAGCCTCTACTAACTTATCAACTGCATCAATAATGTTGTCATAGAATTTTTGCAATGCCTTGTGCTCAGAATAGGACTTGGTAGCCCAATGAGCTATATGTGCTTCATTACGAGCAGCAAATACTTTTTCGACTAATTGTTCAATCATTTGTAGGCTCCTTAGGCTCTTCAATTAAGGCATATTGTTGCTGGAGCTTTTGTAGCAAAGGATATGCCCCAGACTCAGTAGGCAATTGCCCTATTACACGAACAATAAATGCCGCTTCGTTATCTTCTAATGTAAATGTTTTCATATTATTTCCTAAAAATTAAATATTTATTCCAATACCCATGTCCAAGTGGGGGCTACAGTATAAGTTATAGAAATTGTTTGGTTTGGCAATATTCTATAACCTGTTGACAAATATGGACAAGTTTTTCCATTAACAACAACGGCAGTACCAGTTCCTCCAGTAATAAATATTGTAGCAGGTGCTCCATAAGTATTGGTTACAGATACTGTTGTTGCAGGAACGGCAGGAGCAGGCGAAATAGATGTCAAAGATAAACCATCGTTACTAACAATATAGTTTCCAACTTGTCTTGGGTCGCCAGTAGTGGGATATGTACATAATACAAAAGTATTTCCTATTGCTGTAATATATGTAGGAGTTGCGCCAAAACCAATTCCATTCGTACAATTTACTATTTGATTGCCTATAAGGGTAACATAATGTGAGCCATTTAATTGATAAGCAATACCATTTGTTCCATTATATCCATTAACAGATTGTCCAATTATGGTTATAAATTGGTCACTGGTCTCAAAAATAATCGCTGAAATTCCAGTAGATACACCTGAAGATGTAATATTTCCACCTATAATTTGACAATAGTTACTTTCTTGAAACCAATAAGCATTATAAACTGATTGGTCAATATCAACACTTGTAAATGTGCAAAATGATGGAGCTACTGCAACACCAGACCCTTGAGCAACAATAATTCCATAATTTGCTTTTGAAAAAATGCAGTCAGTAAACTTACATCCTTGACAATCATTTTCCAAAAGAATAAAAGTATTACCAGTTCCAAAAGTAACATCATTGCAATTTATTTTAGAAAATAAACCAGCAACACATCGTCTAACATAAATAGTATTATCTTGTGTACCGTTTCCAATATTTTGAACAATATAATTTTGTAGATTTACAACAGAAATATAATCTGTATCGCTTGAACTCCAAACTTTAATTCTTCCTGCTGGTAATGATGATGTACCAGAACTTAAACAATCTGTAATGGTATGAAATCTTCCTCTATCTAAAATAAAGTTATTTACACACCCATAAAATCCAACATTTTTTATTGCTGTTGTTTCACATAAAGTTAAATGAATACCATCTACAGTTGCTGTGCTTCCGCAATTAATTTGAAAATCGGAAAAACTAATGTTTACATAAGACATTGCAGTTTCAATTAATGAAAATATAGTTATTCCTGCAGAATTTGGGGTAATAATTGTTTGTCCTGTTCCAGCACCTTGAATAGCAATGTTTGCATACATTGTCAAAGAACCAGTTTTATATGTTCCGCTAGGAAAATAAACTTGACCACCACCATTAGAATGTACTGCATTTATTGCAGCTTGAATAGCCGATGTATCATCAGTAGAACCATCACCAACCGCACCAAAATCTTGAACACTTAGAAATTCTGAAAGTTTTTCGTTAATATTCCTATTGACTGCACCTGAAGGTGTAGAACTACCATTTTTTAAATCAAATTTTGGTATTAATGTTGTCATTGCTTATCCTTTATTTTTGTTTCAGAACTTCAAGTTCCGCAGATAATTGTTGAACTGCTTTCCAAAGAACAGCAACCATATCCATACCTGACATTTTAAGATTATCAGGGTCGCTATCTTCTACTATATTTTCATCACCTTGATTTGCCAAAACATCTTGAGCCGACCAACCTAAATAAGTACGACTTGCTGGCGTATCATCTTCTCTTGAAGTTTTAAATTTGTAAGCAATTGGATTAACTTTATTAACAAAATCTAGCCCTAAAGATACAGGCCTAATGTTTGTTTTATCTCGTATATCGGATGTTGTAATTGTAGATGTTTTGCAATATAAAGTAGTTGTACTGTTATTACCCAAAACAACAATATTTGATGCAGTAGTGATATTTACAAGTGCATCAGTACCTGATTGATAGCCCAAACACACATTGTTAGAGCCTGAAGTAATGTTTGTCCCAGCTTGATGACCTAAACCTGTATTGTTGGAAGCAGTTGTAGAACCTAAAGAAGATTCACCTATGGCTGTGTTATTGCTTCCCGTGGAATTTGCAAATAAACTTCCATATCCCAAAGAGCTATTAGAACTTCCTGAAGTAGAAGTGTATTGAGACTGAAATCCTACAGCGACATTAATCCCTGTTCCTGTATAGCTTCTAAGGGATAATGCTCCTATGGCGGTATTGTAATTTGTTGTAACAGCGCTAATTAATGATGAATCTCCAACAGCGACATTGTAACTTCCAGTTGTTAAATTAGATAATGTGCTAACTCCCAAGCTGTTATTGTTACCGCCAGTTGTTAATAATTGTTGTGAAGATTGTCCAACAGCCGTATTTGAACCGCCTGTAGA